TGACGAAGATCTTGCCGTTCCACGCTTCAGCCTTCTTCGTGTTGAGACGGATCAGGCTGGCCGCAGCATAGCCGGGCATCAGCTCTCTGGCGAAGCTGCCGCACACGAGGCCCTTGTTCGCAGCCCTCAGAAGTCCGCGAGCGAAGCGAGTCGCCTCTGCGTTGCTCGTGACCTTGATGGCCGCCTCGGGCTTCAGGATCTTGTCGCTCTTCGCGCCGGGCGCCTTGAAGGTGCCGGAGAAGTTGCCGCTCGCCACTATTGCAGAGCCGAAGGCGTTGTCGCTTCGATCCTCGTATGTGAATACGCCGTCCTCGCCGATCTCCAGAGTGGCCGCAGGTGTCTGCCCTTCGATGTACTGCTCGTTGTAGGCGATCAGCTTCCCGTCGTAGACGATCATCTGGTAGCCTTCCAGCATGCAGAGACGCCAGAAGAACGCGAAGTCTGTCTCGTTCTCCTGCGCGATGTACTTGTAGAGCTGATCGGTGCAGCCGTAGTTCTGGAACTCGAGGCCGTGCTTTGCGGCGATCTCGTTCGCGATTTGCAAGAAGTGGACGCCGGCCCACGACTTGCTGGTCTTGTTTTTGCCAGACGTCGGCATTGACATCGCTCTGACCGTGTAGACGCCGTTCTCCGGCCGCGTGGAGTGGATGAAGAGCTTGCCGGTCTTGGCTGCGCCGTTCTCGAAGGAGATGACGCTGCCGGGTGCCGGGTTCCACTTATTCCACACACTTGCGGGATCGTTGAAGCGCACGGTCAAGATGTCCGCCCGGTCTGCTGCGAACATCTCGTGGACGCAGTAGCGGACGGACACCTGACTGAAGATGTCGACGCCGTTGATGATTAGCTTCAAGAGCTTGACCTCCACGGGGGGAGCGTCGCCGGCGTTTCGACGTCCTCCATGATCGGGAGGCGGAGCGGCACGTTCGCGTCGAACACGATCACGTCCGCGTGTTCCGGGTTGAAGTCGATGATGTACTTCGCGAGCTTCTCCTCGTTGTACATCGTCAGTGCCAGCGAGTCAAAAGTGTCGCCGGCTCTTGTCCGGTATTCGAGATATGAAATTACGCGCGGCAATACCGTCCCTCCTCTCTGATGCGCAGCCACTCCTCGAGCCAGTCGAAGAACTCGGCCTCGTGGTCTCTGAGTTCGGCCATGAGATCCTCGTCCTCCTCACCGGTGCCGCCGAAGGTCGGCGACCATGTGAAGCCGCTGAAGTCGTAGTAGATGATAGTCTGACCGCCTGCCATTTCGCTGAGCGAGAAGTCGTCCAGCGTCAACAGCCTGCCGGCGGCGCTTGTTGCTGTGTCCTCCGATGTTCCGAGGCCGAGCATCTCACCAGCTTGCAGCCAGTACCCGATGTTCGCCTCGCGGTATGCAGGATCGAACGATATGATCGCCTCGGTGCCAGCTTCGCCGGCGATGCTTATGCCTTCCGTGAAGCCACCAGCTGCGAAGCGAGGCAGCGACACATGAGGAATGAGGCCGATCTCGAGGCCCACATACTGAGACACGGAGTTGATGCCCTTCAGGATGCCGTTGATCAGGTCGATGGCTCCGTTGATGACGGACTCGACGAACGACGGGATCAGGTTGAAGATGCCCTTGAACATGTTGACGATGCCGTTCCATGCCTGCTCCCAGTTGCCCGAGAACACGCCGGAGATGAAGTCGATCAGACCGCCGAACACCTGCATCAGCGCGTCGATGATGGGCTGGATGCTCTGGATCGCTCCGCCGAGCACCTCACTGAAGAGGCTGGCGAGGAACGTCAGGATCGGCTGGATCGGTTCGAGGATGCCGGTGATCAGTGAGCCGAAGATCTCGATCAGCGGGCCGATGGCCATGATTATGAGGTCGAGGATCGGCTGGAGGAGCATCATGAAGAGCTCGAGGATCGGGCCGAGCAGCTGGATGATCAAGTCGAGGATCGGGGTCAGAATGTTCAGGACTTCGATCAGTATCGGAAGCACTGCGTCGATGATCTGAGTCACCACCGGCAACAGCGAGTTTATGAGCTCAATGATGACCGGAAGGATGGCCGACAGCAGATCCGTCAAAATCGGGAGCAGTATGTTCAGGAGCTCGATGATGACCGGGAGCACCGAGTCGATGATCGCCGAGACCAGAGGCAAGAGCGAGTCGATCAGGTCGAGAACGACCGGGAGGATCTGCTCGATCATGTCAGTGAGCAACGGGAGGATCGTGTTCAGGAGCTTCTGAAGCACCGGTAGGACTGCCTGCACGATTTTCAGGACGATCGGCAGTAGCTTCTGGATCAGGCTGACGATGACCGGAAGGATGGCGCTGATGAACTCCGAGAGGATCGGAGCGATCAGCTGGAGCAGCTCGATCAGCACCGGGATGATCGACGAGATAATATCGACGACCGCCGGGAGCAGTTCATTCAGAAGGGCGCCCGCGATTTCAAGTACCACCGGGACGAGCTCCTGAAGCAGCGGCAATACTGCCGGGATCAGCTGCTCGATGATGGGCTGGATCTGGGTCGTCATTTCCTCAATGATCGGGATCAAGTCCTGCATAATATCCGCCACGATCGGCATCAGGTCGTTCAGAGAGTTGAAGAGCGTGGCCGCCAGAGGCTTGAGCGCCACCTCCGCCTGCTGTTTGAACAGCTGAAGCTGCTCCGCGAAGTCGTAGGTGTCCGTTGCGCAGCCTCCGATCGTTTCGCTGTTTTTCTCCAGCTCTGCGGTCAGAGCGGCCACGTCAACAGTCCCGTCTCTGATGGCTGCCGCCATGGTCGAGGCTCCGCGGGTTCCGAAGATTTCCGCGGCGATGTTGGTCGCTTCCGTCATGTCCTTGGCGTTCTTGATCTTCTCGGTGTATAGCTCCATGCCTTCAGCGGCGCTGAGGCCTTCCTTCGCCAGAGAGCTGACGCTCTTCTTCATGGCGGCGAGAACTTCCTCGGCGTTGACGCCGGCCTTGTCCATCTGTCCTATGAGGGCGACGGACTCCTCGAAGCCGTACCCGAGTTCCTGAAGCTGAGGAGCGAACTGCTGCACGCTGCTCATGAGATCAGAGAAGCCGACGCCGGTGCTCTGGGACGCTTTGAACACGTAGTCCATCGCGTCGCCCATGGCCTCGGCGTCCATGTTCCACGCTTGGAAGGCCTGAGACGACTCCTCGATAACGGAGCCGAGGTCGTCGCCGAGCATGTCAGCGACTTGGATGGCCTGCGTGGAGATGTTCTGAAGCTCTGGGCCGGTGAGTCCGAGCCTCGTGTTGTAGTCTGCGATCGCTTGGCTGGCGTCCTCCATGGTGGTCGGGACGCTGGAGTACACTGCGTCGAAGTCGTCCATCAGTGCGTCCAGAGCGTCGCCGGTTGCACCCGTTCCGATGCGGATCGAGTCGGTCGCTTCATCGAACCGGCCGCCGAGTTCCACGAGGTACTCGCCAGCCTCAAAGACTGCCTTGCCCGTGGCCACGGCGATGCCGCCGACAGCTGCACCGACCGCGAGCGCCTTGAGGTTCAGGCCGCCCAGCTTTCCGGTCGCTTCTTCGATAGATTTCCCGAGGGTAGGAGAAATGGAGCCAGCGATCTCGACTATTGCCTGAAGCGCTTTACTTTGTGCCATTTTCCTCACCTCCGTTTACGGTGTGGAATACGAGGGCGCGGCATGTTTTTCTGCCTCCGCTTTTGTTCTTCGGCGAGATCTTCAGCCGCTTCGGCGTACTCCACCAGAAAAGCCGTTACTGGTCGCCTTTCGAGTTCTGAGACTGAGGTGTGGAAGGCTCGGGCGTAGTCTCGGATTGCTCGACTGAGTCGTCGGCGGGTGAGTCCTCGCCCGGTTTCATAATAAAATTTCGGCCCACCTTCATGACCTCCATGACGTCGTAGCCCTTGATGCGCTCCAGATCGCTGATGTCGATCTCAGTGTTCACGGCCACGATCGCAGCGAAGCCGAGATAGAGGTGGAACGAGTAGTCCAGCTCGACGGCTCCGGAGAGGTTGCCGCCCTTGGAGCCGCTCGCTCTCATTTTTCTCGCGTCTGCTTCAGCGAACTGCTGCGCAGTGATCGCGTCGGTGTCATAGGTCAGGGTCTTGACCTTCTTGCCATTGATTTCGATGGCGTTTTTCAGGTTGATTTTTCCGTTCATGATAGCCTCCTTAAAATATCAGCCCCGGGGTCTCCCCGGGGCCGTTTTGGTTCTTACAGCAGCTTGGTGATGCCGTCCATGTAGTCCTTGCCGTCGATGCGGAGCTTCTGGCTCAAGCGGTCGACGAGCATGTACTCAGTGCCGGCACAATAGATCTGCAAACGGCTCACGCCATAGGTGAGCTCGTTCTCGGCAGCGCTGCCGATTTCCACGCCGATGCCGGGCAGAGCCTTCGGCATGCAGCGGACGAAGGCCTTGCAGCCTTCGACAGAGCTGGAGCCGTCAGACTTGACGACGTTCTGCACCCAGCGGAACTCGATGTTCTGCTTCTCCAGTCGGCTGAGCTTGCTCAGGCCGAGGTCGATGCCGATCTTAGTGATCGCCAGCTCCATGTCGTCGAGCAGTCCCACGAGGGGGACACTCATGGTACCCATCGCCTGCACGTCACCAGTCTGGAGTGCCACACTGGGAAGCGTGAAGCCGACGTCTTTCGCGACGAGCTTGCCGTCTGCGTACACAGTGTCCGCGACGATCGCGCCCTTAATATCCATCCATGCCATTAGCTCTCACCTCCAAAATAAGCTGCGAAGCCTTCGTCGGTGTAGGTCACGCGAGCGGTGCCACTCTTGAAGGGAGCGGTCGGTGTCGCGTTGATGTTCCAGACGAAGTCGCCGTTCATGAGGTTGCCCTCGGGGTTCTCGCTCTCAACGAAGAGCACGGTCGGGGTGCCGAGCAGTGCGCCCATGCCGGCATAGCCGTCGAGGATCTCCTGCTCGCTGTTGATGATGGCGTCCTTCAGGTTGACGTTCATGGGCTCGTCGATCTTGGTGCCGTTGCGCAGCTGGAAGCCATTGGTGATGTGCATCAGCATGCGGATGTTCACGTCGAAGATCGCGCGGGCGTCCATGTCGCCGCCGTAGGTGAAGGCAGCAGTGTGAGGGCCCCAGAGCACCCACTGGCCGCCCCAGTAGACGGCGGTGGTGATGCCCTTCTCGTTCAGGCCGTTGCCGGTCTGCTGATCGTAGCCCATGTTCTTGCTGTCTGCGCCGAAGAACTGGCCGGTCGCCATGATCTGCTTGTTGGACGGGCTCTCGAAGGGAACGCCGTCGTGCTCTGCGTCGATGCGCTGCATGGTAGCAGCCGCAACAGTGGAGAGGTGGAACTTGCGGCCGGATCCGTCTGTCACCATAGGCCAGCAGACCTTGGAGAACTCGGAGGTGTAGCCGTTCGTTGCCTTCCATGCGAGAGCCTTCTCGATGGTGTCGACCAAGTTGCCGTCGTCCACCAGAGGGATGTCTGCCACAACGAACGCATCCCAGTGGCCGTTGATCTTATTCGCAGCGCTCACCATGGCGGTGTAGACTGCGGGGATCTGGCTCCAGCCGGGAGCTGCGATTACGTTGGCCACGACGTTCTCCTTCTGATAGAGCAGAGCGATCGCAGCGAGGCCGCTGTATGCGCCGGCTGCGGTTTTCTGGCCGATGATGTCAGCGGATGCGATCTTGCTGGGATCGACTTCCACGAAGGAGACAGCGATGTCGCCGTTCAGGCGATCGTTGTCGTTCAGGGAAGTGATCACGACCTTGCCGCTGTTGTAGTTGTAGTTGACCTCGAAGTCAACGCCCTCGACCTTGTCCGCGATCGCGATGGTGTCGAGGATGATCTTGGAGCTGGCGAACTCGCCACGGCCGGCAGAAAAAGCGACGGAGATGGTGGTCTCCTCAGCCTTGCGGTGAGTGGCGGGATCCAGCACGTTGATGATGTAGATGGGGCCGACGTTGCCGACAGTGTTGTCGAAGTGCTCGGCGAAGGCTTCGCAAAGACTGAAGCCTTCCCAGTCGTCGGAGTAGCCGACTTTGGCCTGCGCGTCGACCATGTTGCTGATCTTGATCGGCGCGTTCACGAGCCCCGCGTCCGCGTAGCCTCTGACGAGGTTGATCGGCGCGGTTCCGACATACACCACGACGGTGTCGGTGGTGGCTGCGCTCTTGACCTTGCTGGCCGTGAGCTCGCCATAGGTGCCGTGTTTATATGCCATGATTTTCACTCCTTAAAGTAAATTTTTGTAGATGTCCGGCTCCTTGTGAACGGCTCCACACTCAAGCGTGAAGTCGATCCAGAGGAACCAGTACGGATAGTAGTCCCAGATCGTGCCCTCTTCGGTGAACGGGCCGTAGCTGATGCCGTCGTTCTCTTTGACGAGACGCAGGCCGCCGATGTACTCGGTGCCCTCCAGCGCTTGCAGAGCTTTGTCTGCGAAGTTCCAGAGGTCTCTCCAGCCGTCCATGTTTCGGGTGTACTGGTTTACCTTGTCCGGATCCGTTCGGGGCTTGTAGCTTTTGCCACCGAGCGTGCCGGGCTGTTCCACCGGGTCGACGGCGTCGCCGCCGTGCTCGCCCGGGTTCCATGCTGCGAGGCTGAAACGCATCTTCAGCGTGCGCTTGCCGTCTGCGAGCGTGTCCTTGCCATCCTTCAGCTGTACGCAGAGGGACGGGATCGGAGCGCGAACTCGAGGCGGCAGTCTGTCCTGAGCCGGAACGAACATAGCGAACGCCGTCGGCGTCGTCATTGTTCCGGGGAACTCGTTGTCGTTTCGGTCATCGTCGGGCAGCTTCAGGCTGAGCTTGTCGCAGATCGCCGTCTGGGCCCACTCCGTGACCTTGTCGATGATACTGGTTAAAGTCATAGCGCTCCCTCCTTAGACCGTCCGGTTCTGGCGTAGAGAGATCTGAGCGACGCCCTTGTTCTCCGTCCAGTCGTTCACGACAAACTCCCGGCCGTCCACGTTGAGCAGAGAGCCGGGAGCTTTTCTCTTCGGAAGGTCGGCCACTCTCGCGAAGATCAGCATGTCAGCCTCGGCGACGCCGAGGACTTGGCCCTGCTTCATCTTGACGAGTTGGTCGTTGTCGATCACGATGCTGATCTCCTTGCCTTCGACTCTGTGAGTCTCAGCGAAGTCGTCGAGCTGGAAGAAAACAAGATCCACGTCGGACGCGATCAAGTCCTTCAGACTGGCGGGCATTACTCAGGCATAGCAGCACCGACAGCAGGAGGAGTCTCGCCATCGTCGACCACGCCGTCATCGTCGTCGTTGTCGTCGTCAGCGTCATCCTGCGCAGCCTTCGCTGCTTCGATCATGTCGATGACTGCGTCCTTGCTTCTCGCCTTGCTGGCGTCTACGCCATACGCCTCGGCGATTTTCTTCAGCTCGTCGAGCTTCATGCTCTTGTCATACGCAGGCATGCCGTCGCCGGCGTCATTGTTGCCGGCCGCAGGTGCTTCGCCGACATAAACGGCGACGCCCTTCTTGACCAGTCTCTCCTCCACTTCAGGGGCGAAGGACTGGGGGCCGCTCTTCTCGTTGATGGGGATGACCTTGTGGCCGTCATAGTGGCCGTAGGTTCCTTTGATGATCTTTACCATTGTTCTGCTCCTTTCTGTTCAGCTGCGATTAGTCAGTGAAAACGTCGCCAGCGATGAACGGGTTCTTGTGGTTGGGGATCAACAGCGGACGGCTGGAGATCGTCAAGCTGCGAGTGTTGCCCTCTGCGCTGGAGAGGTACTTAGGCACGCGCTTGCCGGCATAAGTGTGGAACTCGCCGTCAGCCTGCTCGACCTGAGTCACGGCACCGTACAGAGTACGACCGCAGGCAGGTGCGGTCAGGATGCACTTGCCGGAAGGGATGTACTGCTTGTCGTTGCCGTCGTCGTCGGTGTAGGTCTCGTCATAAGAGATCACGCTGATGATGCGGCCGCCGATGTTCAGCTTGGCCACAATAGCAGCGCCGGGAGCCAGAGCTTCGGGCTCTACGTTGCCGATCTCGTAGCGGCGGTTGTTGAGCATCTCCTTGATGCCGTTGTTGTTGATGATGGCGTCAGCCACATCAGGAGAGCAGACGAGCTCGGTGGCTCTCAAGCCCTTGCTGGTGAGCAGGCGGATCATCACGCCGAGGTCGCCGATGATGTTCGCGTCGGGATCGTTCCAGCCGATTTCAGGAGTGAAGTGCGCAGGGTTCTGCTCGCCGGTGTAGAAGCGGATCTCCATCTCGTCGTCCACGTTTGCGTCGTCAGCGATGTGCTTCATGATGCAGCCGTTGGTCAGAAGAGTCTCCGCTGCCATCAGCTCCTCGCGGCGAGTGATGAACTCGCCCAGCTCGTCGGCGTCCTTCAGGATGAGGGTCTGCTGACGCTGCGCGGGAGTGAGCTGGCTGAAGAGAGCCTCGCCGAAGCCGCGCTTGCTCAGATCGTCATAGCTGAGGGCACGCTTGGGAGCCACGAAGGGAGGAGTGTAACGCTCCATGGTGTAGCCGCTGCGCAGGATGGTCACGCCGCCCTTGCGAGGAGCCACGAAGGGCGCCAGCTTCTTGCTGCCGTCCTTGTATTCGACGAGCACGTCGTCGGTCGCGAACACGTCGCTCGCCACATTAGTGGGGAAATAACGGTCGCGGAGGAAGCTGTTGGCAGGAGTCAAACGCTCGACCGCCATCAGCAGAGTGTGGGTTTCGTAAAAGTTGAAAGGCATGTTCTTGTCCTCCTTCTTAGATTTCCACCGCGTCGGCGAAGAGGATGCCAGACTTGCGCAGGATCTCCTCGTCTGCTGCGGTGAGGGTGTACTCGCCGTCGGTGCTCACCTTGTTGCGAGCGAAGTGGCCGGAGCGGTATGCAGTAGCCACAGTCACAGCGTCAGAGAGCTCGACGTCGTCGGTCAGGATGTAGGTGCCGTTGGTAGCTACGAGAGCCGCAGCGGCCGCAGCCAGTTCGCCGCCGGGTGCGCCGGTGACAACA